TCCCGTACGCGATGCCAATTCTCGTCAGCACGTGACGGAATGCCCCTTGATTTTCCTACCTTTTGCGCAGTTTTGAGCGCACCTGAAAGCGCCTGACAGAAAAAAGCGCCCTGTACATGCGGCTGTACATTGTCTAAGGACTGTACAGCACTATGGCAGGCATCATCAAACGCAATAACAAATGGGTGGCCGTCTTCCGCTCCCTGGACGGCAAAGAGCTTCGGAAAACCACCGGCATCGACGTGGTTCCCAAGGCGCTTCTTCCGGGAGCCAATAAAAAATCGGTCATGTCCCAGAATGAAGCACGGGCGCGGCTGGTGGCCCAGGAGATGGAGAAAGAAGCCCGGTACGGGGTTTTCGACCTGGACAAGGTGAAGGCCATCGCCGGGGACCAGGCCGGCGTGCTGAAAGCCACCATGAACGGCATGACGGTGACGCGGTTCCTTTTTGACTGGCTGGACGGGAGGAAAAACAAGAAGCGGGCCTATGAGCGGGACGGCATGGCCGTCCGCAGGCTTCTGGCGTTCCTGGGGGACCGGCGTAATATGCCGCTGGCCGCCCTGAATAAAGGGATGGCGAAGGATTTTGTAGAAACGGAATTGGAGCGCGTTTCCGCCGGAACCGTCATCCGCTATGTGTCCACGCTGTCCACTGCGTTCAATGTCGCTGTAGACCGGGAGATTCTTTCCCGAAATCCGTTCCGGGGCGTCATGCCTTCCCGGGCGGACCACCAGGCGGAAAAGCAGCTGCGCGGCGCCTTCACGATGGAAGAAGTCAACACCATCATTAAACGGTTCCCGGATGAATGGCCGGATCTGGTGCGGGTGTGCCTCTACACCGGAGGCCAGCGCCTTGGAGACCTGGCGACGCTGAAATGGGAGCAGATTGACCTGAAGCACTCCTTCCTGTTCATGACCACGCAGAAGAGCCGGCGCCGCATGAACAAGCCGATCATCCAGCCCTTGAAAGAGGTTCTGGAAAGGCGTCTGCTCAACCGGGTGAATGATTACGTGTTTCCCCTGTCTGCGCTTCGCCATGCCCATGCGGGAGGGCGTTCGGACAAGCTTTCCACGGAGTTCACGACATTGTTGAAAACGTACGGAATCATCCGGGAGATGCCCGGGGAAGTGAGAGGCGACCGGCACCGTCTTTCGGAAAAGAGCTTCCACAGCCTGCGGGCGACCGCCGTTACGGTCCTGCGCCTGGCCGGGGTGTCCCCGGATTTGTGCCGCTTCATTGTCGGCCACGACTCCGAAGAGATCGAACGGGTGTATTTCCGCCCGGATTCGGCGGACGTTCAGGAGGCCATGAGCAAGATTGCCGTCGGACTGGCCCGTTAGCCTTCCTTCCCTAAGACGATCATTTTGTTGACATCAACAAGATGATCCGTCTTCTTCCTTGTGGAACCGGTAACGGAACAAGGCATCCATGGCGCGGGCGCGCTCGGATTTGGGAATGTTCGTTGGGCGTGGGTTGCCGAAGGTGACCATCCAGAAGTCGGCGTATTTTTTCGGCGTTACGGCGATGCTGAACCAGTTCCAGGCCGTCCACTTCCCTTCCCTGTTGAAGGGCGTCCAGGGTTCGTCAAGCCTGATCCGCTCCGGGGGAAAGAGGCCCTGGATGGTCCGGCAGATCGTCAGGTCTTCGGGAGCGAGCGCGGGGATGTCAGCCTTCATCAGTTCCTCCGCCGCCAGTCTGGCCGCCCGTCCGTTGATTGCGTAACACGGCCCATAGGCGGAGCGTTCGGACGGGTGGCTGGGGACCTGGTAGCCGGAGGCGTGCAGAGCCAGCCCGTTGCGCTGCATGTCACGCACCCATCCGCCCGACAACAGGAGCGTGTCCGAGTCGATTTTGACGATGACGTCATTTTCTTCCGCTTCCCCGGCCAGCGTGGAAATGATGCCCCGGACGCATTCCGGGCCGCGCAGGTTGCCGTTCCTTGTCCAGCCGGTTTGACAATACCTTGCCCCGGTTAACATAAGGACGGATCTGACGCGTTCAGGAAGCGGAGCGGCGCTGTCGTCCACAACCGTAATGACGGCTTCAGGGAGGGCCGCCGCAGCGCACCGGACGCAGACGAGGGCTTCATCCGCGTCTCCGGCATAGGTGAATAAATAGATTCTGATCATGGTGTTTGTTAAGCTGGTCCGTAGGGGTAGAAGGTTCCTCCGAAGACGGGTATCTGGATCATTCCCAGCGCGTATTGCGTCACCTGGTCGTCTTCGATGTCGGCTATCAAAAAGGAATAGTCGAAGTTGACACCCGGTTTTTCTTCGTCCAGCCTGATAGGATAGACGGTCCCCGGGATGCCCGAGACGTCAACGCCCGTCAATTTGGCGTCCTGGTCGAAGTGGACGTTGAGCCATACTTCCCCGCTGGTTTGGGGGATCGTTACCCACGAGGAACCGGAACCGCCCCCCTGCGGGTATTTGCCGAGCAGCGAGCCGTTCAGGTAGAGCGCGCCGGGCTTCATTTGCGCCCCGGTGATGGCCCCCTCCGTATCTTTCTGCAAGCGCACTTGGAAGCCGTATTCCGGCGCGGGCGTGGATTCTCCCGTGGATTTGGTGATGTGCTGGCTGATGGTGGGGGATTCCGGCTTGGGGTCAAAGCCGTATTCCGTCGATTCCGGCGCGCCTTGCATGTTTTCCAGCGTGGAAGACTCGCGAGATTTAGCGTTAATGCTCCTTAATCTTATCCAGTCATCAACGCTTAAATAGTTTAATGCCCCGTAAGACAACGTGATGACGTTGGTCTGCAGGTCGCGCGAAACGGTTTGAATCATGGTGTTGATGTTCTGCCACTCTGGGTTGCCTCCCAGCAGCGAGACGCGGCGGCCCATGTATTGCCGCGTCTGCGCTTCGCCCAGCGCGACAAAGGAAATAGAGCCGTCCCAGGGCAATTCCTGCATGGATTCCCATACCGTTTTGGCAATGTCCCCATAGGGCACGCCTTCCGAGGGTTGGGGCGATTCCCCTTCTTCCGGCCCGTTGGAGGGCTGTTCCCCGTTGTAGATGCCGTCAATGGGGTAGCTCGCGTAGGGGCGGTCCATGGTGACCAGATCCACCGAGAATTCTTCCCAGAAGCAGGGCACGCCTCCCAGCGTTCCCACATTTTTGAATTTCTCCCTCCACTTGGCAGGCGCGCTTTCCGGGATGGCGAGACGCTGCTTGACGGTAGCGTTGCACCATTGCGGCCTGATGGATTTGGTATGAATTTGCCCGTCTTCCAGGGCGTAGCCCGTCGCGCTGGTGTTATAGCCTTTCGGCTCTTCCTCCGCCGCGTCCCAGGGCTTCCCGGTGATGGTCGGAGTTTTGTCATAGACGGCAATCGCGCCAACGTCTTTCATCCACGGGAAATGACGCTCCCAGAAACTCTTGATCATGTCTTTCTGGTTAATTTTCCGCCCCCTTACTTTCATGCGCTGGTAGGACAGGCTGCCGGCCCTAGTGCCCTGCACCGGCTGCGGATCTTCTACCGGCTCCCCCGTAGAACTGTATTTAGAATAGTAGAAGTCTACTGACGTCCGGTAAACAATGGAGTGCGGCAAGGTCGGATCCCCGTCTTCCGGGTATTTGGACAGGTAGGAGACGCGGTAGCCGTTGCTGCCGGTGGTTTCTGCGACGATAGCCACGCAGGGCGGTACGAGGTCGCCCCGGGGGACCAGGGAAACATCCATAGACTTGACCGTCGCTGTCGGCTGCAGGGGGAGCGCGATGGGCGTCAGGGCGTCATAGTCCGTGATGATGAGTTTGGGGCGCGCGCCGCTGTAGTCGTAGTACGTGACCATCCGGGGCGACCAATGGCGGATGGATTGAAGGAGGCTGCCAATCGTATCGCAGGAGGCGTTCCACGGAATCAGCATCTTGTCATCGCTGATACGCAGCTCGTAGTCCGCCGGGTGGTGTTTGGCGAGATTCAGCACCCGGGAGAGCGCGGAGGAAATGCTTATTTTAGGGATGATTTCATTTCCGCTGCTGGTGGTTTGCCACATGGAAAAGACCGGCTTCCATTCGGAATCCAGCGCAAAGCAGTTGTCCAGCCAATACCAGGGATCGGAAAAGACGATTTTCCACGCGCGGGATGAGCCGCTGTAGGCCTTCTCGATGCTGGAAACGAGACCGGATAGAATGGTGTTCCCGTTTTGGGAAATGGTGACGGTGTCGAACTGTTGAAAGGGCAAGACCTCCCCAAGCGTGCGGACGGGATAAACCGCGGTGATGGTGGAGGCGGAAAAGCTTTGCTGGTCGTGGGTCAGGCTCGACGGCTTGAGGCCCAGCAAGTCATTGATGGTGATTTCGTGGTTCCTGCTGCTTGTAAAATGGTTAGGGTTCTATTTATTGTTATTCTGCATATTTTTTAACAAGAGAGCGCATTCCGCAATTCTGTCGTAAATTTTTCCCATCCACAGGAAAAACATCAATGAAAAGAAGCCGGATAAAAGACATGCTACGCCTATGCCTACCATTTCTTCATCTAGGGCAATACCAAATCCAATGATTCCGGCAACCGCGATAAATCCCCCCACCATAGGGAAATAATAACCTATAAGGGTTGTAGATGAAGGCGTTTGATTACTTGATGCCTTTGATTTCGCATTATGAAGGAGACGATAACGGAAGCGGACTACCGCAAATTCTTCCCCCTCTTGTTCACCTTCTTGGAAGACTGTGGTCGTCGCAGTGATCTTTTTTTGGTTGTAATAATCTTCCAGAACCTCCATCGAAACCGGACCTTCCATTTGTCCATCGGTTGTGTAGAAATAATACATAGCCTCCTTCTGATACGTTCCGTTCCCAAAAATGTCAAGATACGAACCAGTTCCCTATCATATTGAGTCCTTTTTTCTGTGCCTGCGCCTCTTTTTCCAGCCGTTGGACTCGTGATTCCAAGGATTTAATTTCAGCCTGATCTCCCTTTCCGTTGGACGTCCCTTTCTCCACCAGGGCGACGAGCCGTTTTATTAAATCAAGCGTTTGTTTATAGGTAGTATTCTCGCCTCTTGACGACAGTTCCTGCATTAACTTTTTAGAGAGAACTTCCATTTCATTCTCCGTGACTTTATTGTCCTTAAAGGCGTCTTTGATGTACCTGACGACAGCCCCGTAAGCTTCATTGATATTGGCTTTTCGCTCCCGAGCTCTGCCGCTGATCGCCCTGTCAGGGCTCGATAAGGCGTCAGTCAGGGATTTGCTGAACCCGGCCAGGTTGATATTTTCAATCACATTATCCCGTCTCTCCTGTTGGGTTTTCGCGCCTGATTTTCTCTGGGTTATTTCCTTTTTCAAGTCCCGGACCTCATCTTCCTTCTCTCTTATCTGGGCCTTGATGGCATTTTCATACTCCTTCTGCGCCTGAACAATTCTCTTGTGTTGTTCCAGCGCTTCATTCCTTTCCCGCTGCGCTTCATCAATGATTTTTTCAGAAGCATTTATCTTTCGAACTTCCTCAAGTTTTTGCGTGCTTGTGGTTAAAGATTCCTCCGCTTTCGTCTGATCTTCTATCGCATTTTTAAGAGCTTCCTTTGCTTCCTCTACCGCTTTATCTCTGTTTTTATAGGCTTCGGCGCGCGCATCATCCGTGCTGACGTCATATCCTGCATCGACAAGAGCATTATCAGAAGCGGCCCTTTGAGCTCTTAAAGCGTTCAGTCGATCTAACTGTGCCCTACCATTTCCCAAAGCGAGAACGTCTTCCATAAATTTCGGAGCTGTTCTAAAGACACTAGAGTTATGAGCACTAACTCCTTGGAAAAATGTATTTTTTAAAGCACTTGTATCCCCTCCATTATCAATTAACTGTTTAACCCAATCTTGGATATCAGTTTCTGATATTCTTCCAAACCCCTTAAAATTTCCTGTTCTTTCTGCCGCGTTTCTGGTCGTTTTAGCAATAGAAAGCAAGTTATCAAATATTTGTTTTTCAGCATTAAGGATTTCTCCATTGAGCTTTTCACGTTCCTGGTAGGATAAAATATTCTGGTCCTCCAATCCTCCTAAACGTTCGCTAAGCCTGTTGGTTGTTTCGGTCTTTGATGACAAATCACTTTCCGCGATGGAAACATTCATCCTTGCGCTATTCTCCTGTTCTTGCCGATGCCGTGCACGGGCTCGAAGTCTGATATCTTCCTGTTTTCCTTCAAAGAACAAACGCGTGGAAAAATTTTCAGGATCGCCAAACGCCCCGCTATAGTAATCAGTTTCCAGTTTCAACAAATCGGCCTGATCCTGATTGTCCAATACCTTTGATTGAAGGTCCAGCAAACGCTGCTGATCCCGTACAGATTCTTTCAGGGCCTGGGCTTCTGCTTTCCGGTTGCCGGCTATTTTTTCTGTAAAATCATTGGATTTCTGCAACGTTTCTTCATTGTTGAAGGAGGCTATTACTTCCTGCGATTTCGCAATGGCTTCATTTTGTTGTTCAATCGCCTTAGCAAGCTCTTTGGATTTCGCTTCCGTGTTCCCCATCCATTCGTAAAGCTTCGCTCCGGCGAGAACGGCAAGCGACATCGCGCCGGCCAGACCTGCGCCGCCTCCGAATCCTATCACCAGCCCGGGAATGTTGTTCAGGATGCCCTTGATGCCGTACTGCACGTCGTCCATGAAATAGGCGACTTGCAGCAACCCCTGTCCCATGTTCTTCACGCTCCTGGTTGCCTGCTGGCTCCCCTTATCAAGTTGTTCCGTCGACTTGTTCAGCGCGTCGATCTGCTGTTTTGCTTCTTCCACGCCTTTTCCGTCCAGCGTGGACTTGAGTTTGATTTCGATTTCTTTCTTGGTGGCCATGGTGGTAGATGTGGAGGGTTATCGTTGAGCGCGGGCTTCTTCGATGACGAAAGCGGGCAGTTTCCCGGCGGTGAGGGCGTTGCGGGATTCTTCCACGCGTTTCTGCAAGGATTCCAGGATCATCATATCCCGGATGATGACGCCGAAGGCATGGGAGGGATCGACGCCGGCGGCTTGGGAGGCAGCAAAGACGCTTTCCTTCAATTCCTGCGCCGCCTGGTTCAGGTTCGGGTTCTTGCTGCATTCTTCGGCGAATTCAATGAAAAGCCGTTCTATTCCGTTTTGTTGTTGTTTGTTCATGATGGATTATTCTGTTAAGATGGGTATTCGGTGGAAGTGTAGCGGATGACGAGGGATAATCCGAACGTGCGCCCGGGAGCGTCCGCCGGCATGGGGTAGATGGCATTTCCGAGGCCGTCAAACGCCTGCGGATTGGCCAGCATGGCATGCTGCTCATAAATGCCGTTCTGGTTTTCCACGACCAGCTGCCAGTCCGAACGGATTTCCACGCCGGGAGAAAACGTCCATTTCGCGTTTCCGCCCTCTCCGGTGAAAACCGCCTCGCTGCTGGTCGCTAGAAGAGAGGCAGACCCGTTTTCCACCCGGTAAAGCGTTAACGTGCCGGAATTGGCGCTGGTGGGTTTCGTCGTGATGATTTCCTGCAGCGTCAGTCCCTTTCCTTCGGGGTTGCCTTCCGGGAAGTCCGGATAAACGTCCGAGGGAATAAACCTCCATGAGGAATAACTCATCGGATTATCCGAGTATTCCCCTCCGGGCGGGGGAAGCTGATGATTTCGGGTGACCAGTCCTGCCCTCAATACGCGGATTGTCTGTTTTAACCCGGAATCCGCCTGTGTCGCGGAAACGACGACGGAGCCGGCCGCTCCTTCATTGGGTGCCGCGGTTAACGTGAAGGACCCGTTGTTGCCGTTCGTGATATCGGAGATGACAACGGAAGAGCTGGGAGAATTGGGCGTCCAGTCAACGCTGACTTCCCCCGGGTCATAATAGGAAGTCACCTGGACCTGGTAGCTTCCGCCAGTAACGGGAACCTGTACCTGGGTTGGAGTAAGGCTGAATGAGTAAGAGGGTTGAAGCTGACGAAATTCAACCTCAACAGCCTGTCCTGTTCCGTCCTGAATGACCTGGAGCGACATGGTCCTGCCCCGGTCTCCTTCATTGGCCGCGACGATAACCTTGAATGTCCCGTTGTTGCCGTTGACGATATCGGAAACGGTTAATCCTTCGGAAACGTCGGCAATCTGCCAACCCTGCCCTACCGGTCCAGGGCTGAACGACGATTCCACATTAACGGTGTATTCGCCTCCCTTGACGGGAACGTCGAAAGAAGAGGGCGTCACGCTGAATATCCAGTTGGAATTGTCCGGGGTCCGGTCGGTGACCGTCATGGTCAGCGTGACCAGCAGGCACAGATAGCCGTCTTCGGGAGACGGCGGAGGAACAAAGTTCTCCGTCTCAAACTGGTAGCCGGTGATGACGGCGGCAAAACGCCATTGCGGCTGGTCGGCAAATTGCAGGTACAGATACCCGTTCTGGTTGCTGGCCAGCCACAGGGCAAGATTCTCCTGCCAGGAGGCCATATCCTGATAATCCGTGAACCAGCGGTAAAACGCGATGGTGCGCTGCTCCACGGCGCTTCCCAGCCCCTGCGCGAACGCTCGCGGTCCGTCTACCAGCGACGTTTCAAATGCCTCCATGGATCCGCCGAAGCGGGGAGGCTCCGGCGTATCGTCCCAGAGGTTGAGCAGCTGGATCTGGTTGCCGGCGGCGGAAACGTAGCGCGCTGCGTAGGGGGCCTGGTAGGTCATGGGCGGTTACTGGTTGAGGTAGTCCTTCACCCCTTCCGCAATGGCTTCGGCAATGCGGAAGGGATGGTCCTTCAAGATAGAGGCGTTTTCAGGATTGGTGATGAAGCCGCATTCGCACAGCACCCACGGGCAGCGGGTCTTTTTCAGGACGGCCAGTCCCGGGCGCGACTGCACAGTGTTGGCCCGTCCGGGCAGCAACCGGGAAAGAGGTTCCGCGATGCATATGGCAAGCCGGCTCCCTTTGACGCTTCCCGGGTAGAAACATACATGGGCGCCATGAGCCTGGGGATTGTCGGACGAATCGCAATGCAATGAAATTCCGAAGTCATAGCCTCCTTCGTTGGAGGCCTTGATGGTAGCGTTCAAGTCCTGGGCATTGGTCATCTTCGGGTAATCAATCACATCCACCCTGGCTCCCAGCCGTTCCAGCATGGGGGCGAGGCGTTCCGCGATCGTCGCCGCGACGGCGTGTTCTTCAAGCCCGTTCCCGCGGGTTCCAGTGTTGTTGGCGTGGCCTATATCAATGGCTATTTTCCTGATTATTCTCCTTTAATGGTTGATTGTTAATATGATTGAACTTGTAAGAAAAACTTTACAGTTGGTCAGTAGTCCGCTCATCGGACGAACACAAGGCTAGCAATGGGGAAGCAGAACGCGGCAATGCCCGCCGCCGTGTCTCCGCAAGCGGCAAAAACGCCGGCCATCACGCACCCCATCAGCGGCAAAAGAACGGAAGGATTCAGCAGCTTATTCACTTTTCCAGTTTCTTTTCTATGTTTTCGATTCGGACGGCAAGCAGTTGGATCGCCTTGGCGGTCTCCACCTGGGCTTGTGTCTGCATGGTCATCAAATCACAAAGGCGGTCATTGTGGTGACCCATGACGTCCCCGATGTACCAGCAGGCAGCGCCGCAAATGGCCAGCGAGAGCATGACGCAGGCCCAGGCGGGGAAAGCCTTGGCGAAGTCGAAGAAACGGGCCGGTACTTCGGAGAGCTTACACATGGTCTTATTTCTTGGAGGGGATGACCTGCACGACGGGCGGAACATCCGTTTCCGGCTGGGCCTGACTGTAGGAGATATGCCCCGGTTCCAGCACCAGGCAGGAGCCGTCCTTGCATACCACCGTCTTTTCCGGCGTCACGTCCACGGAATGACCGCAGCCAGTCACGGTGATATAGCCAGCAGCGGCCAACGCCCCGATAATGGCACCGATGACGTACTTGACCCAATTCCCCCAGCGGGCGGATGCCGCCTGCTGGGCCTTTTCAATGTCTTGTTTATTGATGTTCATGGTTTATTGTTTAGTGAAATGCTTGAAAAACTCCACGGCGGCGGGTTCCGTGATGATAAAAGCCGGGTAGTCCGAGGCTGTAAAAATCCTGCGACCTTTTGTCTCCGCATGGACGGCTTCAACAGTCAAAGACACTGCATCAATCAGTGTATAGGTTCCGTCTTCCGCAAGGGTCAGGGCATTTTTCCCCAGCCTTGCCCACACCTGAACAGCCTGCCACGGCTCCGACAATCCCACCAGCGCGGCAACGACGGCCTGCATGGCCGGTGCCTGCTCCGCTGGTATCTCGTCCTGATTAAAGCGGGCCGGAGGTCTATAACCGCCCTTGTCCTGATAAATGGGCGTCAGGGTGAATTCATCCCACTGTCCCGGCTGGGGGAACTGAATCTGTATCTCTGCATTATTCATGATTAGAGAGGTATGTTAATGTCCACAAAATCAGCCGTTTCTTCGGCTTCAATAGCATTGACGGCCATTGCTTCCAATGCGTGATAGGTTGGATTGGTCAATCCATTGGCATAAAGGTGCCTGGTGCCTGTGCCCGCGTCGGCTGAAAGGGCATATGTTTTCTCATTGCGCGCGTCGATAATCAGGGTGCTTACGCCTGTTCCTGCCTCGAAAGCGATGAAGCCGCGGAGAGAAGCTATCTTGAACAGGGTATTGGTACTGCCGCCTCCCAGCTCCATATAAAGAGCCGCCTTTTCCTCCCGCACTGCTGTACTCGGCAGCCCGCTCTGCATGTAAATAAGCCTGTTCAGCCCGTTCGGCATCAGCTCATTATGGCCTACCGGAAGAAATACGGTTGTCGTCTTCACCTGCCAGTGTCCAACGGACGATACATAAAAAATTTCCCTTACTCTGATTTCATACCCCTTGCGGACAGTATCGTAAGGCGTATTGATGGTAACATCGATGATTTCCCCATGGTTGACGGCCAGCTCGTTCCCCGGAATCATAGAATAAGAATCCATCGTCAACCCGGTTCTGTTGGTTTTTGAGCCGCGGCCTATGCCAAAAGTAAATTTAGCGAAGGCTGTCGCGTTGACCGCAAGGGAAAATCCGCACACGGAACTGTAATTAAATTGACCGTTAGGCCCTATCAGGGGAATAACCGCTGACCCGTACGCATTGGACCCGGCAGAAGCTGCGCCCACCGAAAAACGCTGCGTCAACCCGGCAAGAGTACCGTTGGAAGATTTAGAAATGGAACCCGCGACTGTGATCGAACTGGAATTAAGGTATATTGGCTGAACCAACGCCTGTATGGCTCCTGCCAGCCCCATAGCATAAAAAAAGTTGACCGCTGACGTATCAGTCGGTACCCCCACGGCAAGCGGGATGTTGATGCCGCCGTTAGCGTTGACGGTGCTTGAAAACGTGGACGCCCCCGCGCAGTTGAAGCTGGCGCCCTGGGAAATATTCAGGATGCCGGTCTCTACCATGAAGGTTCCGCGCAGCCAGCCGCCCGAACGAAGATCAACGGACTGGTAAAACCGGGTGATTCCGTAAATCTGATTCAGGGTTCCGGCGCTTCCGCTTCCGTCCGGGTTGTTGACGACCAGAGGCCCGTTAATGGTAGCCGATTCAGCGGTCAGGGCTCCCCCGATGTTGACGTCTCCGACGTTGGACGTTAACGTTCCCGGGTCTCCCTTTTCCCCTTGCGGCCCCTGGGGGCCTGCCGGACCTTCCGGCCCCTGGGGGCCCTCCGGCCCTTGAGGCCCCGCCGGGCCTGTCTCTCCCTTCGGGCCCTGCTCCCCGGTTTCGCCCTGCGGCCCGCGTTCCCCGGTTTCGCCGCGTGGGCCTTGCGGCCCTTCGGGGCCGGTTTCACCCCGTTCACCCTGCGGGCCTGACGGTCCCTGAGGACCAACATCCCCGCGGGGAATCGTGAAATTGAGCAGATAGTATCCTGATTCAGTTCCCTTGACGGCTTCCGCGTTGGCGGGCGTCCCCGGTTCCCCGGTGGTGACCTGACCCACGGACAGATTAAAATTCTCGGCGTACTTTTTGGCCTGCTCCGCGTACCAGGCGGCGCTGGACGCGTTGTCAAGCATGACCTGCACGCAGCCGCTTCCTTCCGGAAGCTGCACGACGACCGCGCCCGCCACGGCCTGCTGTTCGTCCGGCAAGTCCGGCGTCACCCGGCCCGAAGAAACAAAGCGTCCGTAGAGGAGCGGGCTTTCCTCGCTGCCGTCGTCCATGAAAACGTCATAGGACCACATGCCCGCGGGAACCGAAGCCCAGGAAATTACGCCGTTGCCCTCGTCATCGCGTGAAAAGCCGAACTCGGCGACGCCTGTCTTGAGACGGACAGCTCCGCGCAGGGTGACGCCGCTCATATCGACGGGATCGCCCTGAAAATCCACCACGCGGACGACCAGCGACTGGTTCAGCCCCGTGACGGTCCGGATATCGTATTTGCCTGCCTGCTGCCTGGGAAAAAAGAGGATGCGGGGGCGCAGCGCGCCCCCTGGTGAAACGCGTCAGGAACCCGGAGTCGGCGTCACGTCCTGCACATTGGAGGGCGTGAACTGGTACTTGCCGCGGTAATCCATTTCGAACTCGAACTGTGGTGAAGCAATCGCCGTGGTGTGCTCAGGGTCCTGCAGCAGGCGCAAGGCGCCATGCGCCGTTCCGACCAGATAGATCGTGCCGACGTCGTTTTGGTACCAGAAATGAAGATACCCTTCGATCTTGTTGTCGCCGCCATGTCCGACGGTGGTCGATTCCTCGCCATTAGCGGGAGGCGCTCCCAGGGCGAAAGACAGCTGGAACCATTCGGGAGACATGTCCGGCGTGGTGAAGGTCATCCGCTTTCCGGTCGTCGTGTTCTTGCGCTGCTGGCGATATCCCAGCGCGCCGCCGTAAAAGCGCGTCACTTCCCCTTCGACCTGGGTGGCAACGGATTGGAAAGCCCCCAAAAGCCCGAAACTCACCCAGGGCTGTTCAGGCCCGGCGGTCGGATCCGTTGGCGGAGACGTCGGAGGCGTCGGAAACTGGTCCGGCCCGGTGACGTAAGAAGCTCCCTCGTCTTCGGTCACCTTGATGCCGTCGGGGAGGAAAATAGCCAGAACGCCGGTAATCTGCGGCGTTACGTTGCGGTTGGTAAAGGTGGGATCGTATGTAGTAGCCCTGATGCTTGAAGCGGTTAGTAGATGATTGTTGCCTTGCCGTCGGCTTCCAGCTTATCGGCGAGTTCTTTCGTAACACGAATATGCGCTCCTTTCAAGAACGTTGAGCGCCCTATCCTCACTTCTTTGGACAGAATGAGGATGTTCGTGTTGATGACGGCGGCCTGCTCCGTCTTCTTTTCCGGTTCGGTGTTGGCTGCAGCTGCTTTGCTCATTTGATGTCAACGAGGTTAAGGGTGGACAGAGCTTCCGCGACGTTCGCGGGAAGTTCCGGGGTATCGGTTTTCATGGAGAGGCTGAGAACCAGCCCTCCGTCCAGTTCGGCGCGGGTGCGAATGACCCGCACGGCCTTCTTGTCAGTTGTTTTCTTCTTTTCGTCCGGTGCGGACGGCGTTTTGCCGGCGGTTTCGGAAGATTCGTCCGGCTTCGGGGCGCTCTTCCGCACGGCCTTCTTGTCAGTTGTTGATGCTTTGTTCATAGAATTCTGGCTTGGTTCTCATGTTAATATTAACCGGGACACGGTAATCCACGGTCAAAACGTTCATTTGCCGCTTCTCGCCGTCAATGATGGCGGAGGAGGAAAAACGGCCTTTGATTTTGGGTTTCATCATCGCCGGTGCGGAAAAGGGAAGAGGATTCCAGTTCCACAGGGCTTCTTCAATCACGTCCCCCACCGCCCGAAGATAATAATCAGGCGTCAGGCATGCCGCCGGGAACAGGGATGCGTTGTGATAAATGGAGGCGATGATGAAATACTGACGCCACATCGTCGGCGCTTCCGTTTGTCCGTGCCCCTCCTGGTATTCTGCCGCGTCCCCGGGGCACACCAAAACGACGCCGTTGTTGCCCATCGCCGACATGATGATGTCATTGGCGGCGTACTGTGGGTCGAAGGGCCGTTCGAAGATGTGACAGTTCAGCGCTCCCAGGTTCTTCAGGCGCTCAATGATGCGCCGGCATATGGTCTGGTCGATGGAGGGGATCATGGTTCGTTGTTTCCGATGTTGGCAAGGTAGGTTTCCGCGGCGCGCTGCGCCATCCGGTCCATCGTCGGGAGAATTCCCGGCGTGGGCGGGATCGTGACTTCGCGGCACAGCACGTAGAGCACGTCGCCCGTTCTGGCTCCCTGGCGGAACAGTTTGCGGGCCGCTTTCTTTCCGGTGGCTGATTGCGCCGTCTTGAGGATGAGGACGCCGGTCACATTGCCGTTGCGTCCTCCGTTCTTGGAGGGGATGAATTGCAAGTCCTCTTTGCGGAAGCCGGCGCTGTAAATGCTTCGGGCCCCGCCATGGCCGCGGGGGGCGTTGATGGTGGGGATAGCCAGGTTCCGGATCGGGTTCCCGGTGATTTCCGAGGTGCGCCCCGTGGGGCGAAGCGGCCCGCCCAGATAACCCTGCGTGCCGATCCAGTGAAGACCGATGCCGCGCCAGGCGATGGAGACGCTGACGCCCTCGGCGGTTTCTTCCATGGTCGTGGCGTCCGCCGCGCCGTCGTAGTAGTCCTTGCCCTGCTGGCGCAGGGTTTCCTGAATGAGCAGGCTCAGGGCGACGCCGGACTTGCGGAGGGCGGTTTTGTGCCGGGCCGAGGACGGCTCCATGTCGGCAAACGCCCGGTCAATCTCGGTCTGGTCAATATGGACGGTTACAGCCATTTGGAGGGTAAAACGTAAGGGGTGGGCAGTTCCACGCGGAGGGCTCCGGCGACGTCTTCCACTTTCTTGACGTGCCCGGAGGTAAGGCGCCAGGTGAATTCTCCCTCTTCCTTCCGGGAAACGGGGATATACTGGCGGGAGGACGCGGCGGCCACGTCCGCGGGCCGGGCGTACCAGACGCCTTCCGTTTCGGCAAACAGGCGATCCAGCAGGCGGTCCAGGTAGAGGGCTGCCAGCGTTCCGGCCACGGATCCCCCGGCCGCCGCCAGGCGGAAGGCCTGGGACTGGCGCAAGGGGATCTCTTCCGGGAAATCCCCGGTCAGGAGTTCCGCCAGTTCCGCGTCCGTGTAAGGGCGCGTCCCGTTCGGGTCCGTGTAGGTAAAGGTGGTATTTCCGTCGTTCCCGGTCTTGACGCGCACGGCGTCTTTCAGGATGCGGCGGATCTTGTTCCTGTTGGATTCCGTCACGCCTTTGGCGTTGCTTTCCAGCGTGGCGTTGAAGCTGGCGGGAGCGGGACGGACGCGCGACACGTCCAGCCCCGCCGCGCGGGCTTCTTCGGCGCCCACGGGGGCAATATTCATGCCGGACAGGTAGTCAAAGGGCGGGTAAGGCGTGCCGAACCGCGAAAGGCGGATCCAGATATCGGAAGCCGCCAGCGCATAGCCGACGGTTTCTCCGCGGATGAAGCCGGATGATACCGCTTCCGTGGCTTCTTCTTCCAGACCGGCCCGGGCACGGTTCCAGCGTTCGGCCCAGTAGCGAGGGTCTTCCCTGCCCTGGGAGCGGTAAAATTTGAAGGCGGCCGTGTCGTCGTCCTGCGTCCAGTGGTACCAGTTCCGGTAGCCGTGGGACATGGCCGCGTTTGTTTCCATGACGACCTGGATGCGGACCCAGGAGGACAAATCCTGAATGCCTCCCTGCCCCGTCGCCGGGGGGCGGTAGCCCTGCTGGCGCAGGGTTTCGCGGATGGCCTGCTGCGCTTCCTCGTAGCTCATAGCGCCGGCGGCAACCTGGGACGCCTTGTCCTCAAAATCGGACAGGATGACACCGGGTTCTACCCCGGACACGAAGAAGGCGCGTTCGGCGTAGTCGTTGGCAATCATTTCCATCTGGGCGGCGGTCATCATCGGTAGGTGCTTCTCATGGGGTTGAACCAGGGGCGGCGCGTGTAGCGCGGCATCATGTAGGCGGGATCCGCGGGCGCGGAGCCGTCCACGCTTTCCGGCAGCATGTCCCCTTTGGCGTAGAGCGTCAGCATCGCGTCCGCCGAATCGGCGGCCTTCTGGCGCGTCTCGGTCAGGTTGAGCTGGTAGCGCAGGTAGAGCTGCCGGATAATCAGCGGCCATGCCAGGGACCGCATGCTTTGCGGAATGTCGTACATGCCGCTGTTTTGTAGGGATTGCCGCAGGGCGAGGTTGTTGGCCAGCGCCCCGCGGATGGTCATGCAGACATCGTTGACCGCCTCCATCATGACGTCCCGGTAGTCCAGGCTGCGCTGCTCCCCGGCGGTCACCAGGGCGGCGCGTTCGGCGGTGTTGAGGCCGAGCAGCCGATCGGCTTCGTCGGTGGAAATCGTGGACCAGGCAGGAAAGGCGGACATGATGGAGGCGGGGTTGGGGTTAATCGCCGGTGGCCGTCGCGTCGATGCGGACGATGGCGCCGGGGTTGGTCAGCTTGGTCAGCGAGTAGACGCGGTTGGTGACGAGCGTCAAGGCCGGCGTCGGCTTGTATTCGGTGATGACTTCTCGGCGAAGCTTGCCGGAAAGCCCGAAGGTTTTGACGGCGGAGGCATCGAACTGCGTCGGGGAGTCTTCTTTGTACAGGACGTAGACTTCGTTTTCCATGATCGTCTTCGCGTCGCCGGAAGCGTCGCGGTACGGCATGGACGCGATGTAAATATCCCGGATAGGACGGATCAGAGCCATGCGAAGAAGGTCTTCGTTGAACAGGCCGACGCTGTTGAAGGAAACCACCTGACGCGCGAGCGTGTTGGAGCGAAGCAGCTGCCATGCGTTGATGCCGAAGACAATCGTGTTCGGCATGTGTCCGGTTGCGGCATTGATGGACAGGATCGCCTGGTCCAGATCCGCCAACGGGTTTTTCTGCTGGTTGGCCCAGTCGCCCATCCCGGAAGCGGCCGGAAGCTGGCTCATCAGAAGCTTGGCGCGTTCGTATTCGTACGACGTCACAAACTGGGATTCGATGAGTTTGTATTCCGCCAGGGTGATGGCCTGCGCCTTTTCCCGGTTGACGCCCAGCAAGGCGTCAGGGATGGGCAGCGTCAAGCCGTAGCCCTGAAGGGTGTCGGTTTCGTTTCTGCCGCGAAGGACGGTCTGGCGGGGAGGTTCGCCCGGTCCCACCTGGATGGGCTGGACGGTGAAGGCCGATTCCGTGTCCCAGACCTTGTACTGGAAATTCAGGTCATAGACCGGGACGATCGGAGCGATGCGGCTGATGATGGAGTTCTCTTCGGTGTTCCCGGACCCCGCGGAATAGGAGGTCAGGACATCGGTGAACTGAACGGCGGAGCAAAATGGAGTAGCCCTTGTTCTTGGTCTTTCTGTTGGTTAGGGTTAATAGTTAGGCTGCGGCAACCTGGTAGGACGGGACGAATCCGATTTCCACAAGGCCCTTTTCCCACTTGGCATGAATAACGCGGGCATAGACGGTTTCTCCGCTGGCGGCGGCCTTCCATGTCCCGTTGGCCGTGATGGTGACGGGCGTTCCGGAGTTGATGGTTCCGGGCGTGTCGGATAGAGCCACCTTGATGAGGCCGGCATACATGCCGACGAGCGCGGCGACGCAGGTCCCCTTGTTGGGCTGTCCCTGCAGGACGACGCCGAGCAGCTGCTCCTGCGTGGGGATAGCGGACAACGGAGTTCCGACAAATTCAGGGATGTCGGGATTTGCGGTCAGCGCCACGACGGTTCCTTCCTGTCCGCACAGGTCAACGCCTTCCGGGGCGTTGAAATAGACGATGGCGCTTTTCTGGGTTACGTTGAGTGATGGCATTGGGTTTGATCAGGTTGAATAATTAACGTTGGGCGGAGACGATGAAGCCCTCTTCGGTCGCCTTCTGGTAGGCGTCATAGCGCTTCATGCCTTCCTTGATGAGTTCGTTCACACGGTTGTTGAATCCGTCAATGGATTCCTTCTTGCGGAACGGATCAGGGGGATTCAGCGTCGCGCGGCGGTTCAGAGGCGTCCTTTGCGGAAGCTTCTTCTGCTCCGGCTGCTCCTGTTTCTGCGGGCCCGCCTGGCGGTTGAGCGCGCGGATAAAGGCGTTCAGCGCGGCGGGGCTTTCCCGGAGAGAGTTTTTCAGCTCTTCCCGGCGTTCTTCCGTGAATTCCTCGCGTTCTTCCTCGTCCAGCGCGTTTTCGTACGTGCTGACGGCGTCGTCCACTTCGGCGTTCACGTGGTCTTTCTCACGCTTTTCCAGCGAGAGCAATTCATCAAGTCGTCCGAGGATCGCCCTGCTCATGTCGTCGGTGCCGTCAAATTCGACATCCAGCTTGTCAAGCAGGGAATCGAACAGGGCCCGCTGGGCCTTGTCCATTTCCTTGGACGGATATTCTCTATCGTCGTTGTCCATATTGGTGTTCTGGGTTGTTTCCCCCTCTTCGGGGCTTTTGGGTTCGCCCCCGACCTCGTCGGAGGCGGGGGAAGTCTGTCGGTTGACCAGAGGCCGCTTTCCCTTGATGCGTGGACGGTTGGTCAGGGCAAAGCCGGTCAGGCGCGAAGGACGGTAGACCCCGTCCGACAAGGTCATCCCTTCGCCATATTCGGTGGATGATTGCGTGTATTCCTTGTCCTGCAGCATCTTTAGGCCGCGCGGCGTCCATTCGATGAAGCCGTAGAGTTCCAGCGTGCCGGAAGGGTCGCGGTAGGTGTCCAGCCTCTTGAGCCATCCGAGGGCCCGAGTATCGCGGGAAAGGTCGTGGCTCAGGTGGTCGCCGTCGATGAGCATGCCCGGGCCGTCAAAGGTGCGGGCGTTGAAGTCGTCCACCATGTCCTGGATCGCCTGCTCGTCGACGCGCAGCACGGCGGGTCCTTCGCCGTAGTCGACGTCATGATCCCCGCTCTTCTCGACGTGGAACCAGCCGTTGGCGGGTTGGGAGAGGTCATTGATTTGTTTCGTACTGATCATCGGTAAATCCTTTCATGAGTCCGGCGTAAATCATTTGCTGAAGCTGCTCGTAGGCGTCGGGCGGAATGAGCGCTTTTTCCGGTTCCCTGTTGGCCGCCGCCGTCACCGGAACGGGTTCCTGCGTGCCCTCGATCGACATGCCGATCTTTTCTTCGATTTCGGTTTTCTCGGGGCGGACGCCTCCGTCCGCAAGCGCGGCAATTTCCTCGGCCTTCTGCAGCGGCGTCTGGACAGTGTCAAAAGTGATGTGGAGGCGGGCCAGCGGTTCTCCGTCTCCCAGGACAAGCGGGCTGATGGCGGCGTTAAAAGCTTCGGCGACCTTGGAACAGACCGCGGAGACGACCGAATTCCAGCTGTCCGTGTGCGCTCCCCCGGCCAGCGTGCCGGAGCCTGATTCATTCAGGACGGTCAGAGTGCCGGCCATGACAAACCGCACCTGGTCCTTGTCGGACATGTTGATTCGGGACAGGAAATAGTTTTCGTTGATGTTGGAGGCTTTCAACGGTTCGGCGGTGCAGCCGGGAGGAAGCACAATGGAGGCTCCCGATTTGAGTTCCTCACAGGCCCGTTCCAGCGCGTCCATGACGGCGGCGCTCGCGTCCTTGGGCGCCGTGATGATGACCGGGGCGCTTCCATAGCGGTCCATATGGTTATCCCACGTGATTTTCGCGTGGTTGCGCTCAAAAGAGGCGCGGGTTGCCGGAAAAAGAATGGGGTTCCGGTGCTCCATGACCACGAGCGTTTCTTCCTCTACGCTCTCGCCTGTGTCGACCCCGATGTAGCACTGGGGGTTGAACTGCCAGTCGTTCAGCGCTCCGGGCCGCACCCAGTACCGCTGCGGGATGAATTCAAACCGGCGGCCCCAGGCGTCCTCAATGTATTGGAGGTGGGCGTAACCGTAGAACATGCCGGAGGCCAACTGCCCAAAGGCCTGTTGAAGTCCGGTGACGGAGTGATAGAATTCTTCCAGCGCGTTTTGCTGACGCTGGGCTTCGGGGCTGTCGTCCGCGGCGTCAATCACCCATCCCTGCATGGAGACGCTTTCAATGAGTCGGGAATAGAGCATGCCCAGCAAGCCGTCCGAGTAGATGACCTCGTCCCAAATGAGCATTTGGCGGGCAAAGGCTCCCCGCCGCGCTTCGTTCCGGGCGTCAATCAGGGTTTGCAGGTCGGCGCCCTGCAACGGATCCCAATATTCAAACCATTGGGGCTGGTTAGGCTTCCTGCTCTGTTCCGTCAAGGCTCGCCGGGTGAGTTCCGTTTCAAGCTCCTTGATTCTGGTCTCCTGTTGGGCTACCAGCTTCGGGGCGTTGAGGATATTTTTGACGGCGTTAAACCTGAGGCAAAGAAAAGGTGGTTGCAGGGGAAGGAGTTGGACCTTCGATTCAGGGACAGGAACCCCGCGTGATACCGTTTCACCACCCTGCGATTAATTACATATCTTCATATATTGATACGTTGATATATTGTCAACCCTAATATCTCCCGTAAGCGCGTTTTGATGACACGGGCCGGGCGTACCAGGCTCCCAGCGTCCGCGCCAGTCCGCTGTTCCGGCGCGCGTGCCAGGCCATCACAAGGGCGTCGGCCCGGTCGGGGGAACGAACGCCCCGCTTTGCCATATCTTCCTTGCTTTCAATGCGGACGCGGCCTATTGCATCCGTCTGGAGCCGCGGCGCGACCAGCTGTTCAATCGTGTCCTCGTCAATGTCGAGGATGAGTTCTTTTTCCTCAATGGCGCGCGCCAGGGCCCGCCATGCCTGGGCTCGCAGATTGACAAAGGCTTGTGTGTCATCCGCCGGAAACCCGCCGCGGTAGGAGTGCACCGGAAAGCCCTCGGCGCGGAAGTCATCAATGATGGGGAGCCCTAGGCCGTCGCCGTCGGCAAAGATGCGGTCGGCAGAGATGCCGAGTTCGGCGGCCTTCCGGCGGAAACGTCCGCGCGCTCCTACGGTGTCCGGGTCGGACCAGTGGTCGGCGATGAAAAAACGGTTGCCCTGCCCGGCCGCAAAGACGTTTTCATCGCCTCCCGCGGCAAAGTCGAAGCCGCCGCAGGTCTCTCCGGTGTCCAGGAAGGGAGGCGGGTTGTTGACCAGCTCCATGAGAGCGCGGCGGGAAATGACGGATTGTCCGTCAAGGTCGGTGAATTCGCCAAGGATGGCCGAGCGGTAGAAGGAGGACTGCTCACCATATTCTTTCTTCAGGCGTTCGGCCTTGCCCGGGTCGTTGATTTCGATGTGCGGGCAATCCTCGTATTTGACGCGGATTTTGTAGTAGAGCGATGAATTTTTGTGAAAGCAGTCGTAGAAGGTGCCGGAATCGGCGCCCGGCGACGAGGTGATGAACGCGTGAAAGAGCGTGCAGCGGGAAACGGCGGTGAAGATGGAGTCCGGAATGGTTTTGGCCTCGTCCAGGACGTAAAAGACAGGATCCACGTCGGGCGAGATTTTTGGATGCCATCCTTCCGCACGTCCCGCGTTGTCGGTGGAGAAACCCACGGCAAAGCCTCCCTCCGGCGTGCGGATCTCCGTCTTGTTGAAGGTCCAGCCGGAAAAGAAAGGATTGTCCATGTAGCGGCGGAGCGCGGGAAAGAGCTGCTTTTCCACCTGCATCCACGATGAGGACGTAACGGGGACCTGTCCCCGCGGAAAACAGGTGAGAAAGTACAGGATGGCGGGAGCGATGCAGTTGCTTGTCTTGCCGGATCCGTTAGGAGCGACCAGAGCCACGCTTTTCCCTCCCAGGGTCAGCTTGCCCAGGGACAACGCCTTGATGGCCTCCACCTGCCATGGATAGGGGTCAAGGCGGAGGATATGGCGCAAGAAGAAGCTGACGGGGATTCGTGTCCTGACGGGTTAGGGATGGAGTTTGCCGGCGATGGTTTCCAGCGCGGTTTTCTCGTCTTCCTGCAGCTGGGCGAGCTGCTCAGGGTCCAGCGTGATTTTCCGTTCCAGCGGCGCTCCGGGAACGCCGGCGACGTCCTGACGGACCCGGTCTCCGAATTTATCAGGAGCAAAGCGGGCGGCGACTTTCAGCCGGGTTTCAATGGCGAGCTTCTTCGCGGCGACGGAGGCGGAGCCGCATTCCGGGTCAAGGGCGACTTTCGCGGCTTCGTCGGCCAGCTCCTGGCAGGCGTCAATCATAGCTTCCGACTGCGCTTCCCGCGCGCGTTGAATGAGTTTGGAAAACTCCGGCTTTGTTTCACGCCAGTTCCAGACCGTCCAGACCTCCGGCATGTGGTCATCGGAGCAGATGGATTTCATGGTTTCACCGTCGGCCAGGCGGGAGGCTATCTCGGCAGACAGTTCCTCTGTGTAGAGGCTCGGCCGCCCCGGTTTTCTTTTGGTTGTGGGTGATGCTTTCTTTTTCCTGTCAAAAATCTATATATTTTTTTATCTGTGGTCAAATTTTCTCTCATTTCTCTGTTGACATACTATCTTTTTGATAGTATGTTGTCTTTGTTGAGAGGGGAAAGCCCCGGAAGCATTAATTATAGAAAGAGAAAAAAATGATCATCACCCACAAATTGAATATTGATGAAGCTAAACTGGGGTCCTCCGTAAAGACCAACTGGAAGCTTTCCAAGGTACGCGCCATCGTGTCTAAAGAATCCGAGAAAGCCATCCAGATTGACACGGACTACAGCTGCGAAGGCTCATCTTACCATTGGATTCCGAAAAGCCTCATCGCGGCTATCGATAAAAAAGAAGACGGAGTATGGGCCGGAGATTGTTTTGTGACTCTTCCCACCTGGTTTTGCATCGAAAGCGGTTTTGTGGCCGAAGCCTGAAAAAAATCAACCTGCTAAAAAATGAAAGTAACCAAAGAGATTAAAGCTAAACTGGAACGCATCAGCGTCGAGTTGGAAGATGAGCTGGTGCGTGAAAAAATCGTGATTGACGAGTGCGAGGGCGTCGAGCTGAACGCCCTTGACGAGGGAGGCGTCAGCTTACTTTTTCAGGATCCGGAAAACTATGACGAAGTTGAAGACGTTGAAAACTATGAAGACTTAAATATTTCCCTATCAATTTATTTCGCCTCTTGGCTTTCGGAATCCAAAAGAGACCTGCTGGAAAAAAAACTTCGCAATAAGATGGAAGAAAACCGTTTCCTTTTTTCTCCCGTCACCGGAGACGGGAATGGAGTCTATATTTACGGGGCGGAAATTGAAGGTGTGGGAGGAAAAGAACTTCGGACATTGCATCAGTTTTTGGACTTTTTGAAAACAACCCACCGGTTGAACAGTAAAACAGCTGCGGTGAATCGCGCCGCCGAGGTGATCGGGGTCACCCGCGTGACGGTGTGGAGATGGTTGGATTCTGACCGCGGGCCGGGGGCGCCGATGGATCTTCTGATGAATTTAATCATGGAACGAGGGACGACCAAAAATCTCCCCCGCTGATTTTCCTTCATCCTCCCTGTTCCGCTTCTTCTCTCAATTCCCGGAAAGAAGACCATTCGCAGGTGATGACGCCTCCAGCTTCATGCATCCGGCTGACAATGGTGGGACCCAACGCAGGTTCAACCTCTTCCGCCCGGAATAAAAAAGGGGCGGTTTTTTCGAAGCCGCCCCTTTTTAAGGGAAATGGGCGTTGCCGCCCGGGTGATCTTGCGATCGTTTTAATCCACAGCCCCGAAGGGCTGAACGTTCAGAAAGAACGTCTCTTCCTATCATTTTTTGATGGATGACGGCAACAGAAAAAAATTCTCTTTTTCTTATTTTTTCTCTTGCGTCACTAAACATTGTTTAGTATATTGACCTTGTTGACGGGAGGTAAGGGACCGAACGAAGACACAATCCAAAACCAAATCAGAAAGAACAAGACAATGACTAAAAACGAATTAACAGAAATTCTCAAACTGCACGAAATGTGGCTGAACGAGGAAGAAGGCGGCGCTCAGGCCAAATTTGAAGACCTCGACCTCAGGGGGCTCGACTTTAGGGGTGCTAACTTAATCAAGGCTGACTTTAAGGACGCCGACTGTTCCGGAGTTGATTTCACAGGGGCCGACTTGAGATGTGCCGATTTCACCGGGGCCAATCTAACCGGGACCGATTTCACCGGGGCCAATCTGAAATGGGCCAATTTTTACAAGGCCCATCTAACCGGAGCCAGATTTAACGGGGCTATCATAGACTGCGCCGACTTTAGGTGGGCCCGCGGGATTGTCAACCTGAGCGAAGAGAAAGCTTAAACACAAACCAAACACATGAAAAAATATATTATCCCTCAAAAGTTTGGAGATACGTCTTTGTCGGATATCTCCTCTACCAAGTATGACCGCATCATTGAATTTCCGGAAGGTCACAAATTTGCGGTTGTGCTGGCTGCTTACTACATCAAAGATGTCAACGAAGAACCATGCTATTATACCTACAAAACACAAGAAGAAGCACTAAATGCAATAGAAAAATATTGGAATGATTATTGCTACGGAGTAATTGACGACGAAGGTTATCAGCGGTGGGACATCATTAGATGTGGCCCTGTTGGGAGGCGATTTGAGCAAATTAAATAATTGAATGCTCAAATATGAATCCTCAAGAATTTGTTGATTGGGTCCAGTCCAGATACCATTTGCGATCCAAAACATCCGCTGTCAAAAAGGCTGCGCAGATGTTGAGAGTGACGGAAATGGCGGTGTGGCAATGGTTGGGCGGGTCCAGAAAAATGAGCCCGTCGATGGAGCTGCTGATGGAGCTAATCACCCGTCACGGGTTACCCGAAGAATAGGCCTATACGAGATTCCAGGGTATACGAGATTCCAGGGTATACGAGATTCCAGGGTATACGAGATTCCAGGGTATACGAGATTCCAGGGTATACGAGATTCCAGGGCTATTCCCGGGGATGGTAATTGATCTCGCGGTAGGATTTCCAATCACAGGTGATGATGGTGCCGCAAAGGTGGATGCGGGAAACAATGGCCGGCCCGAGTCGATCTTCAAGGGCGGCGGGGCTGTAGTTGGAGATGATGATGGTCGGTTTGCCGTTCTGGTGCCGGTAGTCAATGAGCCTTTCCAGCGCGGCGCCTGCAAAGTCCGTGTCCTTGACCTCGTGATACTCGTCCAGCACCAGAAGATACGGCGCCTTGTATCGCTTCATGACATCGGATTCTAAGCCGTTGCCGTTAAACGTCTCTCTCAAGGCCATCGTGTAATCATAGGCCTTGGTATAGAGGACGCGCTTCTTTCGCCTGTACATGATGCGCCCAAGAAACGTGCTCAATACCGTTTTCCCGGTGCCGTATCGCCCGTTCAGTACAATGATACTCCCAGGCGTTAAAGCGAGGCGGTAGGCGTCACGCAGGGCTTTCTTCCATGGTTCGCCGGTTACATCGTCGAGGCAATCAATAGCTCGGCGGGGAAAGCCGCGGTCAATCAGGCCCAGGCGTTCGTATGCCGCTCGGCGTTCTTCTTCCCGCTGCTTTTCAGCAGCCAGCGCTTCCGCTTCCAGCTCTTCAATGCTTCTTCCGTCGTCCTCGGCAAGAAGGGTGATGGATTCCAGGAGGCTTTCAAGATTTACTCCTTTCAGTCCTCCCTGGGGTTTAATGGGTTCGTCAATCTTTCCAGAGGTCATCTCTTCTTGATGGTTTAGTCGTTGATTTTGTCGGGGTTCCCGCGGCATTGGCGGGTTTCAGACCGGGCGCGTCCGCATTGTTCCGGGCCCAGGTGGCAGCGTATTGGCGAGCCATGGGCCGCCAGTCCGCCAGGGGAACGCCGTGCCTGTTCCTCCATCCAACGGCGGCCTGCTCATTGAAAAACCGTTCCGCGCACCGGGTCAGCTCGTCTCCGAGCGGGTGCAGAGCCTGGGCGGCCATAAAGCGGTCAACCTCGGTAACGTCCTTCGGAAATTGGCAAACCTCGCGCCCGGTTGTAGTTGTAGTAGTATTATTATCTTCTCTTCTCTTCTCTGGTAACGGTTTTTGTAACGGTTCAAGCGTTACATTTGCGTTACATGTTTTTGCAACTCGCTCATGATGAGCTTTTCTGCTATTCGCGACACGGCGGTTCGTATTGGCCCTATTCTTGGCGGATTGGCCGTTGTGGCGGTCAAAATTGGGGATTGAAAGGAGGCCCTCGCGTCCATTCAACCAGCCGACTTTGACAAGCCCAGCGGCGAAGCCGGGGCAGAATACGAGACGGTCGAGAAACGAATTTGTAACGGTAATGGCGTTACCAGAAACGGATTGTTGATCAGCCCAAATCCAAAGGCGAAGCAGCTTGCCGACAACGGCATCCTGATCAATTCCAAGGATGCCGGCCAGCTTCACCACTTCGGGTTTGTCCGGTGTCGTGTGTTCCACCTTGATCCAGTCTCCGGCCATATCAAAAAAGCGTCAGTTGGGGGTTGTAGATTTCATAAAGACCAGGAAGACGGTCTTCCCGCGGCGGTGTCCGAACAAAGGTTCATGGCTGGCCAGCTTCAACACTTCTGCCGTGCTGACCTGATCCTCACACCATTTGAACACCAGAACGCCGCCCGGTTCCAAAACCCGGAAACACTCCCGGAAACCGGCCTTCAAATCCTCCTGCCAAGTCTCCCTGTCCAGTTTTCCGTATTTCTTGGCCAGCCAGGACGATTCCCCGGCGTGAATCAGGTGCGGAGGGTCGAACACGACAAGGCGAAACGCCCCGTCACTGAAAGGCATGGCCCGGAAGTCTCCGACGACATCCGGCTTGATTTCCAGAGTGCGCCCGTCGCAAAGCGTGTGTGTTTCCTCCCGGCGGTCCATGAACACCACGTCAGGATGGCGGCGGTCAAACCAGAACATGCGGGAGCCGCAGCAGGCATCAAGCACAGGCTTCACTTGCCCTCCTTTCCGTCCGCCAGGGTTTCCCCCACCTGGGCGGGTGCGTTTTCCAGCGAGTTATGCGGATTCACATCCGTGTTCTCCCCCGCGGCGTCCGCCGTGTATTTCAGAGCCCTCCCCTTGTCATCAATAGGAATCCACGGCTTATTCCATACATGCCTCATGCGGAGCGCATTAAGTCTTCGGGCCGCTTTTCGCATGGTCTCATACCTTTTTCCATGTTCATGCTCTCCGTCCCTAAAGAAAACGCGACGGAGAAACGCATTTTCACGACGACGAAATATCCGGAGCCATTTTCGGTGATACCTGTTCACTCTCCCTCCTTTCTCGGCTCCCAGTTGACAGCAAATCCCTCGTTGATGCAGGGGTTACAAACAACCGGTATGGGTTTAATATTGTTATAAGCGCAGTTGTAGCAATCGCGACGGATTAAAGGCACCGCCCACGCCCTGCACGCGGCCCGCTTCTGGCGGACGGTATGGATTTTCCCGGCAAGGTCCGCCGCGTTAATCAGGCATTTCTTTTCATGCTGCATGAGGCGAAAATATGGTTCCCAGAATTCGTGAATAGAATTTTTGCGGATTTTATAAATTACTCCCCTGAGTGATTCCACAGCTTCCCCGTACTCAAAAAAAGCTTTCTGTTCAGGCGTCAGTTTCATGCGAGCCTCCTTTCCAGTATCGCCGCTTGCTCGTCAGTAAGGTACTTCCAAGACTGCGGCGGACGGGTCAGCCCAATATCAGACAGGGGCACGGCAAGGGGAAGACGCACGGGGTCATAAATGTGCCAAGCGTAGCAAGGGAGATAGGAGCGCCCACGCTCTTTCGTTATGCAGGCGTCTTTAATTAACTCGTCAGGAATATAAGAAATCATGCGGATAAGATAATTTAACTGGCACTTGCCGATAATAGCCCGTTCCCCGTCCTTGCCGGATTCGTAGAGCCATAGCGTTGCAGGGCCGCACCGTCTAAGGAAGGGTTTGGTTTTCCGCAGTTCCCACGTTTTTTCTCCGGATAAAATGAGGCCGGAGAAGGGCCGCCTGATAGATAAAAGGATGTCAATCATGTTTAATTTTCTTTCTGTTTGATTTCCCAGGGCCATTGTTCAACATCTTCCGGCGCATAAGACATGCTGTACTCGTAAGTGCTGCCAGCGCGTATTACCCCTTTTTCAACATCGGTTTTAATAACGAAAAAGTTATCAGGCAATTTCCTGATTTTAATAAGGTCGCCGGGTTTCAACCGCATGATAGGAGGAAACTTGGAAACAAGGTCTTTTATTTGATGCTCGGCTCTTTGTGCAGAATCTACTGGCGTTGTGGCAAGAGGACAGTTAATGCACTCATAGTAATACATTCGTGTATAATATCCTGTATATAAGTCCTCGTCATATACATCAGACTGCAACTGCATCTCATTTCCGCACAACGGGCATTTAAGGGTTTTCATCGTATAGGTCCTTTCTTCTTATACTTCGCCATTTGGTCTAAAAGATAATTCACGGTCTTCCGCATGCACATATTCCCCATTAAACACTCCTGCGGAATCCACCAGACCCACCCACGGTAAGGGTAGCCGGCAGCCTTTTTGTACCCGCTCCAACGACGTAAGGCCCGCCGTCTAGCTTTTTTTAGCTGATAAAAAGTTTTCATCATTCGGCATCTCCTTTCTGTTCAATTTCCCACGGCCATTTCTCAATATCCTGTGGGTCTAAGAGGAATTTGCTTCCCTGCGAGTTTATCACCAACAGTTCTCCATACTGAACGTCCTTATCAATAACCGTGACAGGCGTATTTTCCCATATAACCACATCTTCGAGACAAACTCTCATGATAGGTGGAAACTTGGCTACCAGTTCAGACCAATCCTCCCAACACTGGGTTTTTCCTAATAGGCCCGATATAGGAGAGGTGCATAACCCACACGTGCAACAAATATGGTCGCACTCTTCCTCTCCTACCATGAACCTTACATACTCCGGCATTTTCCCGCACAGCGGGCATTTAGGCGTTTTCATCGTCCCTCCTTTCAAACACGATTTCCACCTTGCCGGCGCGAGTCAGGTCATGCACGCGGTCAATCCCGGCGCAATCCAGCGTCCGGTCGTCAATGCCCATAGCCTTGCAGGCTCCATCCAGATACGCCTTGCAACGTGCTAGGCAATTATCAGCGTCCGGCTTATTACCCTTGTAAAACCAGACTACCCGGTAATGCGTCGGTTGCATCCTCCGGCCATTCAGGGCTTCCCAAGTCCGCCCCCAGGCTATATTCCGGGCGCGGCTCTTGGCAGCCATCTTCTTATAACCGGCCACAATGGCCCCCCTCTGTGTGAGAGGGGCCTTGGCATTGGGGGACAAACACCGGGGAGTGTGGGGCAAAGAAATGGTCAGCGTGGTCATCATGCCGCACCTCCTTCCACTTCCTTCACGGATCCCTTCGTGGTTTTCGATTCGCCATACTCCGCCAGCAACTGCCGCAGCCATTCGCGGCTGGCCTTCGTGGTCGCCTTCGGATCCGCCGCTTTA